CAAATAATGATGACACATGATGGAAATGATGTTTATATGATGCAATATCCATTTATATCTGTCGGAAGCACATCTGGAATTGGAACTTTCTCTGGTCTTTATTCTGGTTCAGATTTGGTTCTTAATTTCTATCCAGATCCAGATATTACTGGAGTATACAAAATCGAAAGTCTGAATAAGTTCTTCTATACTGACAATGATACTGTTAATACTCCACCAGATTTAACATATGGACCAGTTACAGAATCTGTAAATCTAGCATTCTATAATTCAAAAAATGGAAATAGATCAAATAAACTAGATTTTGACTTAGAATATGAAGGAACTCCTATTTTTGCAAAAACATTTAATCCTTCAGACTCTACTATTCTAGATCCTGCAACAGGAATATTCAATATTGATAATCACTTCTTTAGCACTGGAGAAAAATTAAATTATACTCCAAATAGTAGTGTAATCGGTCTAGCATTTACTAGTGTTGGTATTGGTTCAACTGCGACTGCTTTTGATGCTGGTGGAGTTGGTATTGGAACAACCAATATCCTTCCTTCAACTGTTTACGCTATTAAACTGAATAATGATCAATTTAAATTAGCAACTACACCACTCTACGCATCTTCTGGTATTGCAGTTACATTTACTTCAACTGGTTCTGGAAATATCCATGAATTAGAAATGTATAAGAGGTTGGAAAAAACCGTTCTTTCTATTGATGGTGTAATTCAATATCCATTAGCATATAATCCAATCAGTTACTCTCTGACTGATAATGGAGGTCAAGTTGGTGCATCTTCAACATATTTTGCAGTTACTGGAATATCTTCAATCAGACCAGCAGATATTTTGAAGATTGATGATGAGTACGTTAAAGTTTTGGCGGTTGGTTTTGGCACTACTTCCTTAGGACCTATTGATAATGTTGGAATTACAACTCTGATTGAAGTTCAGAGAGGTGCTGTTGGCAGTTCTGCAACTACACATACAGATTCAACTTCTTTCCAAGTTTATCGTGGATCATATAATATCGAAGGAAGTAAGATTTACTTTACAGAACCACCTAAGGGAGGTGCTGATAATACAATTGATTCCAGCAATCTTCAAGAAGTGTTCTCATCCTTTAATGGTAGAGTTTTCTTAAAGCAAGATTACAATTCTAACGTAATTTATGATGATATTTCAGATCAATTTACTGGAATTGGCCAAACTTATACTTTAACCGTATCTGGTTTAAACACCACTGGAATATCTACTGGTAGCGGTATTCTCTTGATAAATGATGTGTATCAAACACCGACAACAGATAATAATGCTGGAAATAACTATGAATTATCTGAAGGTGTTGGTATTTCTAGTGTAACATTTACAGGAATTACTTCATCAAATGGATCAATAATTATCGATCCTGTTTATATTGAACAAAATCAACTCCCACGCGGTGGTTACATCATTTCTCTTGGATCTACAAATGGTCTTGGATATGCTCCACTTGTTGGTGCCGCAGTAACTGCTGTCATTAATGGTTCTGGAGCAATTACCGCAATCGGTATTGGTTCAACCGATATCAATGGATCTGGTTACAGAGGACCAGTAAGTATAGCAGTTACATCCTCAACTGGTCACGGTGCTGATATCTCTGTAACGGTTGGTGCTGGTGGTTCTCTAGCATTTACAGTTAATAATGGTGGGACTGGATATGCCGTTACAAATACATCTATAAGTACTCCAGAACCATCCTATGAAAACCTTTCAGTTACTGGTGTTTCTAGACTTGGTATTGGAACAACCTCAGAAACTGGAACTGGATTGTTAGTGTCTTTAGAGGTTGGTGCAAGTTCAACCACTGGAATTGGTTCAACTTTATTTGAAGTTAAATCATTTAGAATATCTCGTCCAGGATATGGTTTCAGAAATGGTGATGTATTCAAACCTGTTGGTTTGGTAACTGATAGAAATCTTGTAGAACCAGTTTCTAACTTCGAACTTACTGTAATTGATACATTTACCGATACATTCTCGGCATGGCAGTTTGGTGAACTTGATTATATTGATAGTATTGCAAATCTACAAAATGGATCGAGGACTAGATTCCCACTATCATATAATGGACAATTGCTAAGTTTCCAAAAAGATCCATCAAATGTAGATTCTTCTGAAATAGATTTGAATGCTCTATTGTTGATATTTGTAAACGGAGTTATTCAAGATCCAGGAGTACATTATGAATTTACAGGAGGAACATCTTTTGTATTCTCAGAGGCACCAGAAGAAACAGACAACGTTTCAATATTCTTCTATAGAGGAACTAAAGATGTTGATTCTGCCTATGTCAATGTAAACGAAACTATCAAAAAGGGTGATGTTATACAAATCATAAAGGATAATTTAAATTCTGATACTGTAACTCAAAATAAGAGAACCGTTGTAGGAATAACCAGTTCTGATATACTTGAGACTAATCTATATTCTGGAGTTGGTATCGATGAGGTCAACTTCAAACCAATGAGTTGGACCAAACAGAAAGTTGATAAGATTATTTCAAATGAAATTGTTTCCAAATCCAGAGATTCTATTGAAGCTCAAATTTATCCAACTGCTAGAATTATCAAGAACATTTCAAATTCCGACACTGAATTATTTGTTGATGACGCACAATTCTTTAATTATGAGGAAAATGAATCGGCGTTGGTCATCTCATCTGTTGATGCTCTGATTATTGATAGTGTGGATCCAGTTTCTGCTGCTGTAACCGCTATTGTTTCAGCTGCTGGTACAATTCAATCCCTAACCATTGTAAATGCTGGTTCTGGATACACTGGATCTTCTATCGAAGTTAAAATTGCCGCACCAAAATACATTGGAGTTGGTATTGGTTCAACTGCAACAGCAACAATATCAATAGTAAATGGATCCTTGAGTGGAACTGCCAATATTACAAATCCAGGTCTTGGTTACTCATTATCCAATCAACCAAAGGTAATTGTACCATTCCCAACACCAATTTATGAGAATATTACCACTATTACGACCGTAGAAGGTTTCTCTGGGATTATAACTGGTATATCTACTACATCTGGAACCGGTGGCAATCCTCTAGCACTTAAATTCTTCTTAAATACAACCTCATTTATTGGTCTTGCTACAGATTATCCAATCTGCATAATAGATACAACTGTTGGGAATGGTGTAACGTCTATTGATGGTGGAGATGCCTCTATTGTTGGAATTGGAACTACATTCTTAGACAACATTTATTATGTACATGATCTATCAACATCTGGCGGAAATGCTGAGATTATAACAAATGTTAAATCTGATAGTTCAATTGTTGGAATAGCAACTACAGGAAGTGTTTCATTACCTTTAGGAAGATTCTCTTGGGGTAAACTATCTGGTATTACCAGATCAATTTCACCAACTTCTATTGGAGTAACTGGATTAACGATTAATTCTGGTTTAACAACGTTTCCGATTATCCAAAGACGTGGATATGGTTTGAGAGACACTGGCTCCCTTAGAAAAGATCTATAAATATAGAAAAAAGCTATTACGATGGCGGCAATTGTAACAGATCAGTTTAGAATATTAAATGCGAGCAATTTTGTAGACTCGATTGATAATACTTCAAATTCTTATTATGTGTTTTTGAGTTTACCAAACCCAACTGCCGTTGGATTTGGTAGAAGTTCGGATTGGGATGATAATACACCAGTTCCTGTTGATGACTTTAATTATGTAAATCATGTTGGTCAAACTATGATGTTTGGCAAAAAAGTTACATCAATTAATTCAAAAAGATTAATCAGAAGAATTGATTGGGCAAGAGGAACAAGATATGAGATGTACAGGCACGACTACAGTGCTAGCAACCCATCACCAGTAACTCAATCAACAAGATTGTATGATTCAAATTATTATGTTTTAAATTCTGACTATAAGGTCTATATTTGTATTGAGAATGGTTCATCCGGAATAAGCACAACTGGTAACGCATCTCAAGATGAACCAACTTTTACGGACTTAGAACCATCTAAAGCTGGAGAAAGTGGTGATGGATATATTTGGAAATACTTGTTTACAGTAAACCCCAGTGATATTATTAAATTCGATTCAACTGAATATATTGCGCTACCAAATGATTGGGAAACCTCAACAGATGCTCAAATTACAGCGGTTAGAGATAATGGAGACTCTAGTGTTTATGAAAACCAAATTAAAACAGTTTATATAGAAAATCAAGGTTCTAATTATTCTGGTGGATTGGGACAAGAAGTTAATATACTAGGTGATGGAACTGGTGGAAAGGTAGTTGTAGATGTTGTAAGCGGAAAGATAAC